GTGCTTGAGCGGCTTTTTTTAGAGCATCCGATACGGCACCCTTGAACTCGTCACCCAGGTCAACAATGTCGCCATTCTTGGTGCGCTTGATTTTCTGACCACCAAAACCATCTTTGGAGACGCTTGCAAATTTTTCTCCATCGGGATAAACCGTCATTCTCACGTGAGCAACAATAAAGTCAGGGTCAAGGGAGTCACGCTCACATTTAACAATCTCGTATGACCAACCGTCAAAACCGAGAACCTTGTTCAGTCGGCTAATTACTTCGCTAACGGGAATGTAAGTAAGAGTCGCTCCGCCTTTTTTGAGTTGGCGTTCAACTTCTTTAGGGAATGGCTCATTGAACTCAAACTGCATTTGAGCAATGCGCTTCTTGCTCTCTTCTTGAATCTCTTTTATTCTCAACCGATAGTCATTTACCGTCTCGGGTATTGATTCTTCGTTTACTTCTTCAGTCATAATTTTTTTAGTTACCATTACTTATTTCCTTTTTTAGAGCCATAAATTGCGACATTGGTCTTTGGTTCGCCAGTTTCGCAATACATATCAGCGTTAATTCCTATGTCGTTTAAAGCCTTGACCCGCCAATAAGAAGGGCTCAGGTAGTCAAGAAGTTTAATGACTATTTCCTTATCCGACAACCCGACTTCTCCAGTATCCATATCAACGGAAGACTGGTGAATTCTGTCGTAAACAGCAGACATTAAATTTTCGTTATCCCACTTCTTGCGTGGGGCTCCAGTCATGCATTTGATTTCTTCACCCGAACGAAGGGTGATGATTGTGGAATTTTCTGACTGCATTCTGTGCGTCATTTTTGCCGCATATGAGTCGTAAAGACCTGCTATTTCTTTTTTTACATCATTGAGTGCCACGAGTTGAGAAAGGGCTTCATCTAGTGGCAAAGATTGAACTTCTTCGCTATTTAGATAATCGTCAAGTTTAATTAATAGTGCAGAAAGGTCTGCTGGGTTTAACACCTATAACCTCCAATAGTTAATACCTAGACGATGATACTGACGATTTTTCTTTGTGGCAACCCTAGACCTGTTAAATACGTAAAAGCGCCAACTGCTGAGTCAACTTGGTCATCGTGGTCGCAGGCTTCAGGAAACGAAGAAAGTTCATCCATCCAATCACTAAGCCATGGAGCACGAACAACACGGACGTTTCCGTTGGCTACGGCTGCTGCAAATGGTCTTGCTCTGGTAACTTTGTCTCCAGTTGAGCGAATTCCTTGAAAATCGTACCCCGGAACGACATATCTGGCGTACTGGTCCACAAGGGCTTTACCAGCAGAGCCCGGTTCTTGCTCCATCTTGATGCTCACCCCTCTGCCGTCTTCATAAGCGGTCTGAGCAATGAACTGTTCTACCTTTTCCCCTTTGGCTCTAACTTTACGTACGTCAAGAATGTAGGCGATTCCAGAATCAAACAGCATCAATGTACCAACAGTCCAGTCTGGGTTTGGGGTTGTTTGTGAAGGTTCGGTCGCTGCAAGGTCCCAAAACCTGACAGCCCGTGCTGACGAAGTAACTGCTGGAATATCCGTGTTATCGATTATAACAACTGACTCTCTCTCAAACATGGTTCCCAGCGTGGTGGACCACCAGTCTCCCTCTTCTAGTCTTCTTCTCTCTATGGGGTCCAGTGCTTGAAGGGCTTGTCGATAGGAGTCTGCGTCAATACCTGGGTTGTCGGTCAATTTTGAAGGTACAAAAATGCGTCCTTTTTCGGTCCCTTCAATTATGAATCGTTGTCTAACCCAATTGGGAGCGGGGTTTGATGCTGCCCTCATTCGTAGGGGAACTTGAGCAAGCGGACCAGTAGCAGGACGACGCAGACGGGAGAACAGGTATCTGTAATCAGATTCACGGATTTCTGTAACTTCGTCCATGCCTATGAATTGAAACTCTGAACCCTTGTATCTGAGATAGTCGTTTGTGTTGTTGAGATAACCAAAAGAGATGCGGGCTCCAGAAGGAAAAGTTGCGACATAGGAGTTTGCGTTCCAGTGGACTCCGTCCATGGTGTCAATCCATGATTTAAATCTGTCCATGAGTGCACCGGGAAGCGATAAGTCAGCAAATGTTCTTCTGAAAAGAATTGCCGAATAACCAGGTACATCAACATACTGAAGAGCGGACATCAGCAATGCAGAAGATTTTCCTCCACCCGCAGCGCCACCAAACAATGCTTCAATTGAGTTTGTTCTTAAGAACACTTTTTGTGTTAAAGATGGTTCTTCAGGACAAAATGGAGGCTTCTTTGGTTCTAAGTATTCTAAAACTTTTGCCCAGTCGGTCATATTCTTCTCGCGGTGGTGTTACGGCATAAAAGTTTTTTATGCGCTACGGTGTTAGTCGTATGAGCAATTTCATCACCACTGCAATATCCAAACTAGTAAACAGTATTATTACTTTTTTTGCAAAAATGCGAAGAGTGTTAACAAGGTCATTTATATCTTACACGCTAATGGTAGGATTTATTATATTCACAAGTGTGGGGGCGGGCGTTATTTCGCCTGCCTTTGGTTTTATAGTGGCGGGTGTTACATGCGGGATACTAGGGTTCCTATTAGGTATTGAGTAAAGATGGCTTGGAACAATTACAACAACAAATCGCTTAACAATCAGTCAGAAAAGGCTGTTGGACCTGGTGCGCCCATATCTCATAATCCAGGCTATGTAGGAAAGCCTTATACCGACTCCTGGGATATTGAGCGTGTTTATAGAGAAGGCATGCAAAAAGTCACTTGGGTGGCTAGATGTATTGACGCAATTGCCGGAAATCAAGCAAGACTCCCGGTCGTGCTTAGAAAAGATAATTCGCCACAAGGTGAAATTATTAAAGGCTCAAAAGCAAAAAATTCAGAAATATTAAAATTACTGAATACAAAGTCCAACATTGGGGAAAACTCTTTTATCTTCAGATATCGGCTTTCTTCTCAATTACTAATGAGCACTCGGGGTGTCTTCATAGAAAAAATTTATGGCAGAGATGGGGGCGTTATTGGGTTAAACCTTTTACCACCGCAATCAACCGCACCAATCCCTGACGCTAGAAAATTTGTTGCTGGTTACGAAGTAAAAATGCCCAATGGGGCAACTATCAACATGAAACCAGAAGATGTTGTATGGATTAGAAAACCCCACCCTCTAGACCCTTATTTGTCAATGACACCACTTGAGGCTGCTGGAATTGCGGTTGAGATTGAAAATTTAGCAAAAGTCTACAATAGAAATTATTTGCTTAACGATGGCAGACCTGGTGGTTTGCTTGTTCTTCGTGGAGAAATTGACGAGGATGACAAAGACGAGTTGCGCAACCGGTTTAGGGGAAACATAGCGCGCGCAGGAGCAACTACTGTTATCTCGTCAGATGATGGCGCAGATTTTGTTGACACATCAGCATCACCCAGAGATGCTGCATATATCCAAATGAGACAGATAACAAAAGAAGAAATACTTGCATCTTTCGGTGTTCCAGAATCAGTTATTGGAAACGCTTCTGGAAGAACATTTTCTAATGCTGGTGAAGAAATACGAGTTTTCTGGAACGAAACCATGCTCCCCCATCTTGAACCAATTGGAAGAGCGTTGGATGAACTTGATTCAGAACATTACATTGACTTTGATACATCCAATGTCCCTGTTCTTATTCTGTACGAGCAGGAAAGAAACAGGTACACCAAAGAAGAGTTCAGTCAGGGACTTATCAGTCTTAACGAATATAGAGACAGAACTGGCAGAAAAGAAGTTGATAGCGACCTTGCTGACTCGCTGCTCTTGAATCCGAACCTAACGCCAATTGCGAATACGAAAAAGAAAATGGAACAGCCGGCCCAGGCTGGAGTCATGGGCGCTCCTCCGCCTCCAGGAATGCCTGGTGCGCCAGGTGCTATGCCTGGAATGCCACCAGAAGGTGGTGCCGCGCCTCCAGACCCCACAACAATGCAGGGCGCTATGGAAATGGCTTCTCAAAATCAATCAATGGCAGCGCAGGCTGGCATGGCCCCAGAGGGGACTGCTCCACCAGAACAAGCATCAGTTGCCACGGCCCCACAGCAAGCGTCAGCGCCTTCTGGTGAAATGCAAACAAAATCAGAAGAAGACAACACTCTTAACAGGTGGACTGAAATTTTAGACAGAAGTTTGGAAAGAATTTTTGAAAGACAGCAACGAGTTGTTCTTGAAAAAGCCGCTGGCGTAAAAGCAAGAAAGCAAATTATTTCTGGATTACTTGACACTGAAAGCGTCTTTCAAATAGATGCATGGTCTAAGCAGATTGAAGAAGACATTAAACCGGTACTGAATGCAATCATTACTGACTCACAAAATATGTTTGCTTCAAAGTCGTTGATTAAAACTCCAATTAAAAAAGAAGACATAGTGGCGCAAGTTAATTCTCAAATTGAAAGAATTAAGTCCGTAAACGACGAAACAGCACAACAAATAAGTAACTCAATATTGAATACATTAAATATTGTTGACGGTGAAGAACGCTCAACAGCCCTAAGAGAATCTATTGTTGGAATATTTACAAACCTAATTGCTAAAAAGAAGTACGAAGTTGCCCAAAGCGAAGCACGAATTGCTTGGTCTATGGGTTCTCGAATGTAGTTTATATATTCTAAATAAATAAACAGCCTCAAAACTTGCACTGGCGCGATGCATAAGTGGTTTATCATTCTTTTAGCCACTCCAGAGGAGAGACAATGTCGAACAACAATATTGAATTCAAAGCCATGCCTGGACAGGTTAATGTCGATGAGGCACAGGGCATAGTGGAGTGTTTTGTTGCTGGTATTGGCAATAAAGACTCAGTTGGTGATGTTCTTATTGCTGGAGCATTTGCTAAAAGCCTTCAACGCAGGAAGCCAAGAGTTGTTTGGGGCCATAACTGGAACGACCCAATTGGCAAAGTTATAGAGATTTACGAAGTTCCGCCAGGGGATAGAAGACTCCCATCAAAAATGCTCAATGCTGGCATTGGAGGTCTTTACGCAAGAGTTCAATTTAATCTTGGTTCAGAAAAAGGGCGTGAGGCATTTGCAAATGTGGCTTTCTTTGGTCAAGAGCAAGAGTGGTCTATCGGGTACAAAACCCTTGATGCGATTTTTGACCCCAACATTCAAGCAAATGTTCTCAAAGAGGTAGAACTTTATGAAGTTTCCCCAGTTTTGCATGGTGCTAACCAATTGACTGGAACAATCTCCGTTAAATCAGACGAAGTTGCCCTGGCGGAAGAAGAAAAAGGTTGGGGAATGATGGGCGGCCATCACATGATGGGCCAAATGCCGATGAAGCCAAACGTAATAGTCATCAGAGAAGAAGATGATGACAAATATGAATCAGAAAAACCAATCTTTGCCGAAGGTCTTTCTCAGCCAATAAGCGGAAGCCAAAGACAAAGTCTTGAAAAAGAAATTATGGAAAGAACCGGTTCTCAGGTAAGGCTTGTTCAAGCAACGGAAAGCACTGCCGTATTTCAAAGAATGATGCCGAACGGCACTCCAATGACATTTAGAATCGGGTACCACACACCAGACAATTATTCGACATTTATGTTTGGAAAACCAGAACTTGTAAATGGCTCAAACAAACCATCGCAGTTTGATAGTAAACCGCCTGGCTCAAGGGTTGTAGTTCCATCTCAAATGCCATCAATGCCAATGCAGGTAAAACCCGGATACGACCCAAACGATATGGTTGTAATGCCAAAATCAGACCTATCTAGTCAACTAGCACAACTTGAAGATGCCTTAATGGAAGAGATTAGTGAAAAAGTTGGAAAAACTATAAACAAAAAAAATCTTTCAAAACTCAGGTCGATTCTTGAAAATCTTCAAGACGTAATTGCCTCTGCTGAAAAAGAAGAAATGGATACAAAGGGTTATCTGATTCCAGTTAATGTTGAAAACGCTTTCCATACAAAATCAATGCTCGACCCAATTTTTGATTATCACAGAGTTGAATCTGTCGTAACAGAAAATGGAATAGTTATTACTTCAGGGGTGACTAAAGACTTGGTTGAGGCAATTGACAATGCCCAGAAGGGAATCGGGCGAAGTCTTGGTGGTGGGCTGGGAAAAGGTCGAGCAGCCGGTAGGGCTGCTTTCGCAAGGTTTGACCCAAATGCATGGGATGGCGACGGAGACGGAATAGTTCAGGAAGGAACGCCATTTCAGCGTCCTGCAATTCCAGGCGTAAACGATAGAGCGACTGGCGGAAAAGTCAATGCTAGAAGAGCAACACAGGCTTTTGCTAGTCAATCAAACATTGTTCCTGCAGCAGACTCCGTAAGCGGAGATGTTGTATCAAGAAATGATGTACCAAAAAACATATTGACCGACATAGAAAATTACGCAAGGCGTTCTGTTGATTTTAGAACCGGCAATGAAACACCAATCATTCAAGGTGCTGAAGAAGTATTAAAAAGCCTTACTGACGAAAAACTCAAAGACAGCGTTGGTAAATCTTTATCTAATGCCAGAAAAAAATTAGCAGAAATGCTTTCTAACGAAAAAGTTATTGAAGAATTTAGTTCAAGACAAGCAATTGACGATTTTATGGACCAATTAGGGTATGCCATTAACAAGATGATTGATTCCCATGTTTCTTCTGTTAAAAAAACTGGGACCTCTCTTGAAAAGCAAGAAATTGAAGAAATTGTAGATAATGCAAAATATAAATTTGATGACGATTTTCAAAAATTAATTAAAGCGTCTAAAGAATTTTGGAACGCAAGACGTAAACCCGGCAGAGGAAATAAAACAGTAAAAGAAGCAAAAGA